GGGTTGGATTGTGGCGCGACTCGCACAGTAGTGAAAGAGTCTGGTGGTCGCTTTGAGGTTACCACCTCGTCGGAGGCCTCCAGCGAGGGCGATCCGGTCACTTTTGGGATTTTGAACGAGACCCATCATATGACGGATGCGTCTGGCGGGTCTCGGGTGGCTGCGGTGGCTCGTCGCAATGTGGCGAAGTCTCCACGTCAAATTCAGGCTCGGGTGGTGGAGTTCACTAATGCTCATATGCAGGGTATGGATTCGGTTGCAGAGCGTTCGTTTGCTGCTTGGCAGAAGCAACTAGCACCCAGCTATCCCGGTGTTGTGGATATTTTGTACGATTCGGTTGAGGCTCCACCCGATGTGGATATTTTGACCGATGAGGGCAGGATGCGCGGGTTACGTGCCGCCTACATGGATGCCCAGTGGGCTGACTTGGAGCGGCTATCGGCGGAAATGCTAGATCCGCGCACTTCGGTTGCTGATTCGATCCGGTTTTATCTGAACGGGTTAGCCTCAGAAGAGGATTCATGGGTTGAGGCTGCGAAGTTTGACGCGTTGGCTTCAGAGTTGGAAATCCCGGCGCGTACCGGGATTGCAATGTTCCTGGACTGCTCAAAAAGTGAAGATTCGACTGCCCTGGTGGGTTGCACACTCGACATGCACGTGTTCGAGCTGGGTATTTGGGAACGTCCGATGGGTAGACGCGGGCAGGATTGGCTTGCTCCTCGTGAAGATGTCGACTCAACGGTTCGGTGGGCATTGTCGAACTACAAAGTGTTGTGGTTTGGTGTTGATCCTGGCCCGGCGAAAGACGAAGACCGTGAAGCTTTGTATTGGGCGCGCATGATCGACGAGTTGGACCGGGATTTCCGTGCCAAGCTGCCAATTTGGGCTTCTCCCGGTAGGGGCGGCTCTCCTGTGTTATTTGACATGCGACTGTCATCTTTGGGTGCTGCACGGCGAAATTTTGAGTTCACGAAAGCTGCCGAACTGGTTGAACAATGGGTTGACTCGGAAGGCGCAGATGGCCCGTTTCGTTGGGATGGCTCGCCCACGCTTCGTAGACATGTTCATAACGCGAAGGCTCGCCCTAACCAGTGGGGCACATCTTTGGGGAAAGTGACTAGGGATAGTTTCAAAGTGGTGGATGCTGCTACCGCAATGGTGGGTGCGGTGATGGGTGCCCGGATAGCGGCAACTTCGGGTAAAAAGAATTCTCCTACTAGGCCTGCTGGCCTGGGGCGTTGGGGATATTGATTTAAAAAGGGGGTGACAGTCATGGCACTTGCAGAGTGGCGACTCGTTGAAGAGCTAGTTAAACGTTTGGATGCGTATAGGGCGCGGAATGCGGAGAAGACTAGGCGCTACGAAGGCCAATACAAGCCGGGTAATGTTGGTTTGACTGTGCCGCCGAAAATGAAGGGCAATGTTCCCCGTTTGGGTTGGGCTGGTGTGATCGTTGACGCGTTGGAGGAGCGGCTCAACTTTTTGGGTTGGAATGATCCGTCTGGCAGCCTGGGTTTGGACCTGGTGTATAAACAGAACCGTTTACAGGTTGAGTCTGGTTTGGCTCATCTTGATGCGTTGATTTTCGGTACCGGGTTTGTGTCGGTGACGAAAGGCGCGGCGGGTGATCCTGATCCGCTTGTCACTATTGAACCTACGATGCGCACCACCGGCATTTGGGACCACCGTAAACGCCGTCTCGACTCAGCGCTTACTCTAAATGAATCAGCCGATGGGAAACAACTATCAGCAGGTGTTTTATGGCTTCCCGACACAACGATCGTAATTGAGCAGGTTGGCGGGACGTGGACTGAGGTGTCCAGAGACCAGCACCAGTTGGGTCGCGTCCCTGTTGTGATGCTGCCGAACCGCACCTCAGCTTCGATGCTTTTGGGTCATTCTGAAATTTCAGCGCCGGTGCGTGACATTGTTGATGAGGCTGCACGAGTGTTACTAGCGATGGCTGTGAATCGTGAGTTTTTTTCCGCACCACAACGTCTTGTTTTGGGTGCTGCTCCTGGCGATATCGACAAATGGCAAGCGTTGATGACAGGTATTTGGACTATTGAACCTGACGATGAGGGGAATCTGCCCACGGTCACTTCTTTCCCGGAGGTCAAGCCTGGCCCGTACATTGAGCAGCTTCGCGCACTCGCTGCCCAGTTGGCTACGGTTGCTGGCATTCCGGAAGCATATTTTGGTGTGAAACCGGATGCTAACCCAGCTTCGGCGGATGCGATTCGCGCTAGTGAAGTTCGGTTGATTAAAAAAGCAGAACGGCGCGCTTCCATGTTTGGTTTGGGTTGGCTCGATGTTGCCGAACTGATTCTGCTGGTTCGTGACGGGCGTGTACCTGAAGAGTTTGCAAATGTGTCGTGCCGGTGGGCTGACCCGGCCACACCAACATCGGCAGCGAAAGCTGACGAGGCAGCGAAACTGGTAGGTGCAGGGATTCTCCCTGCCGCGAGCCAAGTTACTTTGGATCGTGTTGGTTTGTCTCCTGCTGAACAGGCCATGGTGGTGGCTGACAGGGCAGCATATCCACCAATGGCTGACGTGTTTGCAGGCATGGCAGGTAGACATGGCGACGACCGATGAGGGCAGGGCGTTAACTGACGAGCATCGGCGGTGGCAAGCCCTTTTGGGTGCCACCACGGGGGGCATGGGTTTCGAGCTGGCGAAACTGATCGACCCAACTGACATTCGGGGCACTGTGGAGGGTTGGTTGGAGCAAACCGTCGCGGTGTTGGCGACTGCGGAAATAGCTAGTGCGAACAATGCCGCAAAATATGTGCAACAGTTCCGGGTGGCTGAACTGGGTGCATCCAAAGCAGCGTCTATGCCGGTTGTGAAACCAAAGTTTGATCTTCTCGAAGCTGACAATTCTGTCATTTGGGCACCGAGGATGGCTCAATCTGCCATAAATGAACACATGGACCCGCAAGCAGCTTGGGAGCAGGCTGTCGGTGCGTTAGTGGGCAGAATGATGCGCGAAGCATTAACTCCCGGTAGAGAAACAATTTTTGGTTCGGCTATGGCTGCCGGTTCGAGGTGGCGCAGGGTTAGTGACGGTAATCCGTGTTCGTGGTGTGCAATGCTTGTCGGTCGCGGCCCGGCGTACAGCTCGGAAGAAACCGCCAATGGTGTGATTTATCACAACTCTTGTGGGTGTACCGCTGAGGAATATTTCGGTGACCGGGATGATTGGATTCCGACTCCACGTGAGAAGGAATATGTCGATTTGGTTGATTCGGTTTATGAACCGGGTATGACCGATAGGCAGATCGCTGCGGCGATGCGCGAAAAAGGTCAAGGCATCATCAACGACGCGCACCATCCGGATATAGCAGCTAGTGGCGGAGGGAAAGAACCGCCGAAACCTCCGAAATCGGCTATATCGGGTTCTCATCCAGACGATGACCCAACCTGGTCTAGGCAAGAGCAAGCTATAACGGATTATCTGCGTGGTGTTGGTTATGTAGTCACCAAAGGTGGAACAACCCCTAAAGGTCGGATATACGACTTCACCTTGAATGATCTTGAGCCAGCCGACGGGAAAACCCCTCAACCTGGAGCTAGTTCCCAAACCATGGTGGACAGAGCAACAGCCTCTGTCAAGAAGGGAGGCCAGGCGCGGGTGCTCATTTTCGATATGAGAGGGACCGGAATATCCGAAGACGAAAAGGCTCGAGGTATCCGCAGGATTCGTGGTCTCTTTGGCGCTAGTGGAGTCCACGGCCACAAACTTGATAGAATCATAGTGATTCTTGATGAATCGTATTTGGAGGAGGTGTTGTAATGGACGAACATGGTGTTCTGATTCATGGCGATACCACCATTGAAGCACTGGTTGGTTTTCTCAGCGGCTTAAATCCTGGGGTTGGAGACCCTTACGAACATGGCCTCATGTTTGAGCGTGGTATACGTGTTATCGATTCTGCTATAAGCAATCTTTACTATGAGGACAGTCTAGGATTTCCACTGTCACAATACCGGTTTGAGATTGCGTCTAAGAGCGAAACCGCTCATGAGGATGCTGCGCGAATTTTCGAGATCCTTTCGGAAAAGACTGACTTGAACCTGTTGTGGCTGAAGAACGTTGAGACCGTTGAGGGTGAAAGAACCCTCACGCCAGTAATCTAGTCTGTCGGTACCAAACCGCCATTCATCTGGTAAGGAAAGATTGACGGCGGTTACGCTGTGGAATTTCCCCTGCATGCCGCCGTCACGGCAACTGTACCACACAGAGGGGCCTTAACAATCAAACCTGTTTTCCGTACCTTCACGGATATTTGAAGGGTTCGCTGACCAGAGCGCATCTGGGTTTACGTATTTCATCGGATAAGGAAGAAACGATTATGAGTACAACAAGTGGTGCTGCCGCGCCTGAAAACAGTCCAGAAACTCAAGGCCAGCCAGAAGCACCCGCTCCTGGGCCGGTCAAGGATGAACTGAAGTTCACCCAAACCGATTTAGACAAGATCATTGCTGGACGGATTGCACCGTTGCAAGCCAAGGCTGCCGAGTATGACAAGTTGGTGGAGGCGCAAAAAACTGATGCGCAACGCCAAGCCGACAAACTGGGCGCTTTACAAGCCAAATTGGAAGCCTATGAGGCTGCCGAGGCGAGGCGTGAGGCTGCTAAGGTGGCGAGTTTGCCACCGGAAGCACACGATCTGGTTACCGGTTCAACTCCGGAAGAAATTGGCGCGTCGGTAGCGAAAGTTGCTGCTCTGATCGCATCTATTGGTGCCCCCAGGACACCAGCCCCAGTCCCGGCTGCGGGACAGGGAACTACACATAAACCTGGCGCCGACTGGTTGAGAGACTTTGTTGGCCGTAAATAGATCACTCTTGAAAGGGAGCTAATCATGTCGTATGACCAAATAATCGGCACACCAGATGTGGCCGAAGAAATGATGCCAGCTAGCATCGCAACAGAAATTATTCAATCTGCTACCGAACAGTCGGTGGCGTTAACTCGTGCCCGCCGCACACCCATGTCGAGCCGGGTACATAAACAGCCTGTGCTCAACTCGCTGCCTGTGGCTTATTGGGTTAACGGGGACACGGGTATGAAGCAGGCCAGCAAAGCTGATTGGCGTGGTATCACGATCACCGCCGAGGAGGTCGCTACTATCATTCCGATCCCTGACGCGTTGGTTTCTGACAGTAACGTTCCGTTGTGGGACCAGGTGCGGCCACTTGTTGCTGAAGCTATCGGTTTGAAGATTGACCAGGCTGTGCTGTTTGGTGTTGATAAGCCTTCGAGCTGGCCTGCTGGTCTGGTTCCGGCTGCCACCGCCGCAGGGAACGTTGTTGAGGACACTGGCACAGACTTTTGGAAGTCTGTTTCGGAGTTGGCTGAGAAGATTGACACTAAAGGTTTCGCAATAAACGCGTTTGCTTGCCGTCCGGGTTTGTCGTGGCGTTTGCGTGGCGCTCGTGACGGTAACGGCAGACCAATTTTTGATTCCCAGTTGAACGAGTCTGGAAAGTTTTCACTGTTCGGGTTCCCGTTGGATGAAGTTCGTAACGGCGCGTGGGACCCCGAGGTGGCTGATTTGCTGGCTATTGACTGGTCGAAGGTGATCCTTGGTGTTCGCCAGGACATCACTTATGACATGTTCAGTGAGGGTGTCATTTCTGACGATGATGGCAAGGTTGTTTTGAATCTGATGCAGCAAGACACTAAAGCGTTGCGGGTTGTTACCCGTGTCGGCTATCAGGTTGCCGTGCCGATGACTCGCCTAGGTGATGGTTTCCCGGCAGGTTTGATTACTCCTGCTAGTGCAGGTGGTGGCGAGCCGTGAAATGGGTTTTAGGTTCTAGCGAACTTGAAGTTCCTGATGGTGTGCCAACTGGGCATCTTGTGAAGCTCGGTTGGCAGCCAGTCCGCAAGCCAGTGCGTGAAACTCCACCAGAAAAACCGGTGGAAAAAATCGCGCCTCGCAAACGCAAGTAGAGTGGAAAGGGTGCGGCATGTCGGTTGTGTTAACTCCAGAAGACTTAAAGGTTTTCGACCCGGATATTCCGTTAGCGAAAGCTGAGGAAATGATCGCTGACGCTTTGGCGCAAGCTAGCCTTGTCGCACCCTGCCTACTTGAAGAGGATTCTCTAAGCGAGAATCAAATTGCACAGTTTAAGTCTGTGCTCAGGAGCGTAGTTTTACGTTTCAATGAGCGTGGGCCGGAGAATGTGACCACTGAGCAGGCCAGCTTCGGACCTTACCAGCAGTCGATCACGGTCGATAACCGGCAAAGGCTGTCTGGCATGTTTTGGCCTTCCGAGAAGGATTTGTTGCGCGCTATTTGTGGTAGTGGTAAGCGTAGCGCCACCCACGATCTTGCAGGCCCTACAGAGCCGCCAAATCTGCTAGCTGGAGCCCAAATAAACGGGCCACTTGGTGTAGGTCCAGGTGGGCTATGAAACCGCGCCACACTGTAAAACACCAGGTGTACACACCTGGCGTGGATTCACACAATGCACCTGTTGATGCTTGGGCAGAGCCTACCCTGGTACAGGTGTATGCGTGGGCTCCCACTTCAATGACTCAAAACGTTGACGGTAACCGTCGCCCTGTTGTTGCCGATGTGGATTTGCTGGTCCCTGTAGGGGTGTGTGGAGCACCGAGGGATCGTTGGACACTGCTTGGGAAAGTGTTTGAGCAGGTTGGAGATTTTGAGGATTACACGACTGGTCCTTGGCCTGGGTCCCCTGGGGGACGTATCCGTTTGAAACGAGTCAAAGGATGAATTATGGCTCGTGGTGGAACTTCACGTCTGGGTAAAACTGGACGTATCGAGTGGGAGCTTGACTGGGAAGCCCGCGCAGGTGACGCCAGCGGTGCAGTTGACGCTCTGGCGTCTAGTATCGCGTCCCGTGCAGGTTCAGGCTATGAAGCTATCAGCACGCGGATTATTTCTGGCAGTGGCGGGTTGCGGGCTGCGGCTGCGGTTGTGGCCAGTGGTGCCGCCGCAAAACGTGAAGCGAAATATCACACGCTGGCAAACATGACATAGAGGGGCAAGCTGATGTGGGCTGATGTTGAAGCGATGTGTAAAACGTATCTTGATAATGCTGGTTTGGGTGTTCCTGTTGGGACAGTAATCCCAACAGACGTTGAACGGTTCGTTCGGTTACAACTGGGAGGTTCCCAGCGGCGAACCCTTGTCCATCGTGACTCGCTTGTAACTGTTGAATGCTGGTCTGTGGGTGAGCAAGACGCGGCACATTTAGCGGAGCTGGTTTACCACGTGTTGGACGAGTGGGAACTTGTGCCAGCTTTTGACGGATGGCGCTCCGGGCCGTATCCGCAACCTGATCCAGAAACCGGTATAAGCCGGTATGTGATGACCGTAATTATTAGACACCGAATGGAGGAATCGGTATGAAACTCGTACACCCGTTGACAGGAAGAGTTGTTGACGTAACTAGTGATGTTTACAAGTGGGAAGCGGCCGGATGGAAGCTAGAAACACCTGCTGAAACTGAAAAACAAGAGACGGAAAAACCTGCGCCGCAAACTAGCGGAGCTAGCAGAAAGAAGGAAGAAAAATGACTAACAAACAAAACGTGATGGCAGGAAAACCGAAGGTTGGCGGCGCTGTTTTTCGCGCCCCACTCGGTACGCCTGTCCCAACAGATGCAATCACACCGCTATCTGAAGAGTTCATTGAACTGGGCTATGTGTCAAGTGACGGTTGGGCACGCCAAATCAATAAAGCATTCGAGGCGATCAACGCGTGGGGTGGCGACGAGGTGTCTAAATCTCGCACCGAACATGGTGTTTCTTTTTCGACAGATTTGATCGAAAATTTGAACGTTGACACCCAGAAAGCCAAATGGGGTGAGGCTGCTGTCACATTCACGAACGCTGACGCTACTCACGGCAATTTGATTACTGTCGAATATTCTGGGGATGAGACTGACCCTGGCGTTTGGGTTTTCGACATGGATGACCAAAACAAGATTCAACGCACAGTGTTTTTCAACTGCCAAGATACTACTGAAAGTTTTGAGCAAACGTTCTCTGATTCTGATGTGGTTGCGTTGCCGTTTGAGGTGACTTGCTATAAGGACCCGGTGACTGGATTGTATTTCATTGACTACACCGACGATGGTAAGAAGGTCATGGCGTGAGTAAAAAAGGTAAGAAAAAGTCTGGCGGATACAAGCCGCGCCCTGTGGCACCTTCTTCGCTGCAAGTCCAGGTGCAGGGCATGACTTTGACGGTTGATGGCGAATCGCTTAACGATATTGAACTTTTTGACATGTTGAACCAGTTTGGCGGTAACGAAGCGACAGGTTTGATGCTGGTACCGAAACTGATTCGCGCTTTCGTTGGCGACGAACAGTATCCGCAAGTGATGGACCGTTTGCGCGGCACAAATGGCCGGGTCGGGTTTGATGCTGCGGAGCGGTTCTTGATGGAATTGTTGCAGGCTATAAACCCAAACTCGTCACGCTCGCCGTCATTGCCGGACAGTACGGCGAGCAACTCGCAGCCGATTTCCAACACCATTACCACAACTCTCCCCGCCGTCTCATAGCTGACGGGTACACGTTGGTAGAAGTGGCAGCCATGGTCATGTGGTTGCCACGCGACTCGGCAACAATGTTGAGTGTCAACCCGCCCACTGAATACGACTTTTGGGTCGATTATCGCCTAGGTGGGGGTGCACATGTCCCTATTTTGGCTGACATTCGGGACGTTTTGATTGGCGCGAATTGGCAACGTTCAGGAAAAAAGGGCGGCAAGCCGAAACCGGTGAAACGACCTAAAGATTTACGTACCAAAAAGCGTGAACGTTTCATTGGTCACGAGTCTGCCGAAGATTTCGCGCAGTGGTATCAGAGCCAACCTGGTGGACGAAAACTAACACAGTAGAGGAGGCAACATGTCTACACATCTTGGCACAGCCTATTTGTCTATTGTGGCCGAAGCCTCCAAGATTGCTCCCGAGTTGAAGAAAACTTTTGGTGCCGCTGGGGATGCTGCCGGAAAGGAGGCCGGAAAAAAAGGCGGGCTGACGCTGCAAAAAGGGTTGAAACTTGTCGCCGGTGCAGCATCAGTTTTGGGCATAGGCAGCCTTATTGGCACCGCCATTTCTGGCGGCATGGCGCGGGCGATCAACATTGAGAACGCTCAAGCGAAACTTTCCGGTCTTGGACATTCGGCTGATTCTGTGGCACAGATCATGGATTCGGCGTTGAAGTCGGTTTCTGGCACAGCATATGGCCTTGGGGATGCCGCGTCGGTGGCGGCTGTCATGTCTGCTTCTGGTATCAAAAACGGTGAAGCGATGACCCAAACACTGAAAACTGTTGCCGACACTGCCGCCATTTCGGGAAGGTCGCTGGGCGAAATTGGCGCCATTTTTTCTAAAGTTGCCGCTAAGGGAAAACTTGACGGCCAGTCGTTGAATCAGTTGATGGGTTCAGGTATCCCAGTTTTGGAGCAACTCGGGCGGCATTTGGGTAAAACTCAAGAAGAAGTCGGTGCGATGGTTTCTGCTGGAAAGATCGATTTTGAAACTTTCCAAGCGGCGATGCAGGGCGCTATGGGCGGCGCTGCTTTGAAAACTGGCGAAACCTACCAGGGCGCGCTGGCTAACGTGAAGGCTGCTTTGGGTCGCCTCGGTGCAACATTTATGACACCAGCTTTACAAGCAGCAAAATCGCTTTTTAACGCGGCCATTCCTGCTATCGATTCGATAACTTCAAAAATTAAACCTTTAATAAATGCTTTCACTGAACTCGGTAGCGGAAAGTCTTTATCTGAAATTTTTGGTGAAGGCAGCAAAATAGCGGCATTTATCCAACCAATAGTCACATTGATGGGTTTAATGAACCCACTCGGAATGTTGTTTAAAACTATTGCCACTGCCAGTAAAAACTCTGGTGAAGGTATGGAAGGATTTTTTAAAAGAATCCCTGACTACATAAACCAAATAGCTGCACAAATCCCTAAAATCATTGACGGCCCCGACGATGCTCTTCTCAAAACATCAACTC